TACGCGCTGCATTGACCGGCATATAAGCAGATGTTGTTTGACCATACGAACCAAACCCGGACGCATATGCCTCATCCACCGTCGCTTGATGACCCGGCGTCACCCTCGTATCGCGGAGCGACGGGTTGGGATTGATCCACCCGGTCACTTTTTACGCCTGTCCGCTAAATTTGCCAGCCGCAACCTAATACCAAGCGCATTAAGGAAAATTAAACTACCGCCCCATTTAATGAGAATTTGCTGTTGAAGGGCCACATAATCCTTGTACTTCTTACTCTGAACTTCCAGCCCGGCCTCATCCACTGTAGGAACATGCTGTGCCGCTCTTAACAGAGCTAAGTCTCTTAAAGCATCCTCATTGGCGCCTGATATGACAGGCTTGCCCGTGCGAACGAGAGAGCTATAATTTCTTACGGCTTCGTTCATTAAAGCAGTCTCGTTTAATTTACCCTTTTTCTTTAACGCCTTATCTAGTTTTCGCAGGCGCTGTCTAAAAGCTTCTCCGGGTTTAGGAACCAGCATTTCTGGATCATCCGCCGCTTTTGTTCTGGGCAGCACCACAGTTGGGGTGTGCATTACAGGTGCGCCAGGAACCAGCATTTCTGTATTGAAAGGATCTGCGGGAACCAGCATTTCCGTATCCGGCCATATAATCTCGGCTTCATCCATAGATGAAAAATTTAGAGTATCCTCATCGACTGAAGGGCCAGGCTTATTTTCCCCGGTATATGTAGGCTCTACTGCTTTTGGCTCTACCGCTTTTGGCTTTACCGCTTTTGGCTCTACCGCTTTTGGCTCTACAACAGGAGTCGATGTTGTCATAAGGCCATACAATTTTTTCAAATTAACCTCATAACCATCCAAATACTCATCGCCTTGAGGCGTCAGCAAACGAACCCAACCGGCTCTTCCGCTGGCACTTGGTGCAAAAACAGCTTGCTGTAAATCCCCAATCTTGGCGTCTTCTTTATTCTTATTCCCCACTTTGGGCCAGCCTTGGTTAAGACCATTGATATGCTCTGGCTTTAAATTAACTAAATTTTCCTCAAGAGCACGAAAATCTGCTACCGGCATGTTGGTGTCGAGGTGGATCTTATGACTGGTTCCCCAGCCAAGGAATGTATCCGTCTTTCGCGCCCCCTCATGCACGCCACCAGTGACGATATCCTCTCCGACATAATCTGCCCCTAAAGCCTGCTGAAAAGCGCGCTTGTACCATTCTGCGGGATCACTCCGAGCATCATCACTTCGCCGTAACATTCCCTGGAACAGAGCACCGGCAGCAGTTCTGACCGTGCCTAAACTTCTGCCCTCCAAAAGATAGCTGCCGCTTTCACCAGTCGCCAGTAGTTTACCGATCACCTCTTCCTTTTTGAGGTTTGTAAACTCACCACCGGCTTCGACCGCTGTAATTGCACCACCAGCTTTTACCGCCGCCAGGCCATCAAAAATATCAATCGCCCCTTGATCATTTCCGCCAGCAGAAATTGAACCTGCCACCACCAATGACCCTGCATTACCAGAGATTTGCTGGACTAGAGAGATGGGCCTCCCCGCACCAGCAGATGCCAAATTAAGCGCCTTGACCGCCGCCAACTTTAAGTGGGGCGCCGTTTCAGTCATCAGGCCATTGAACACCGACGAAATTTGATCGGCTTCGGTCTTTGAAAAATATATCGGGTCAAACGAGCCCATAGACACCGCAAATTTATTTATTCTAGTAATGCGATCCCTAAGTTTTGCGATGCCCTCTTCATTGGATATATTCAAATCTTCAAAACGAATAGGCGGTAATTGATCGCCAGGGCTGGCCCATCGATTGTAATAAGTAACTTGATCCTTACTCATTGACACTTGAGTGTGCTTGCTAATTTTAGTCGCCAGATCAATCAGATCAGCTTGCCGGTCGCCTGTGCCTTTATCCGCCGTAGCACCCCGCATGGCATCCACCACATTGCTTTGCTCGGCAGCAGACATTTTCATCATTCTGGCTTGAAGTTTTATGCCTTCAGAAAGCAACGTGACGCTAGCGATAGCATCCGGGTCGCCAGTTTGCTCTGCCAGTTTTTCCAAGGATTCGACCTCAGAGGCCGCGGGTACATGGGCATCACCAAGGTTTCTGAAAAGCTCACTTGCCGCTGAACTAACACTGCTGGCCTGACGCCTCAACTTAGCAGCGGCTGCTTTTGGACCCCTCTCCATCTCACCCGTCAGCATTTTAATTTGTCCGCTATCAAGGCCGCGCGCCAATTTGGTGCCAGTATTTTCGCCGTAGCTATCTGCTTTGAATTTCTTCAGATATTCAGCCTGGTCTTCTAAACTGGTCAGAATACTGTACTGACCGCGCACACGATCTTCGTGAGACTGGCTCTTTAACTTTGCTATATCTCCCGCAATCTTGTTTGGATCTCTTCCTAAATTTTTCTGGTCTCTTTTATATTCATCTACAAACACGCTCAGAGTGGAATCAAATTGACTTGAAGTTAGATTGCCTTGAGAAGCAAATTTGCGTAATTGATCCTCCGTGAGATCTAATAGATCGATTTGAGCAGCGGCCATTTCCTTGGCTTCTTGTTTGAGGTATGTACCGCTGACATCCAGGTAAAGACTTTGCGAGTGCATTTCGAGCTTGCCTCGAAGTTTCTCGCCAGCCAGTGGGTCGAGCGCGGTAATGGTATCCGAATATCCAGTTGATATCGCAGCCAGGCTGTTTCTAAGATCGTCTGGTGTTAATTCTTGCTCTTGCCAATTTTGATTCCACTCCAACCACGCATCGTTCATACCCTTACGAGCTTGAGTGCTAATTCTCGTTGCGCTTATATCGACAGCCGTAGCATATGCCGATTCCTCATACTTCGTCTGTGGCGCAGTTGACTGATACCTCTTGAGGGTGCCGGACGTATCTATCAAAGCATCGCGCTTGCCTTGATGTACCGCCTGCTTTTCGACGCCGCGCATCGCGAAATTGAACATCTGGTCGGCGGCGTTGCCCACGATCTGCGCGTTGCGCGCACTCTCTCGGCTGGCAGCAAAATCAATCTGCCCCGGCGACCGCAACTGTGCGCTGCCGCGCCTGGCCTGCCGTTCATATCGTGGATAATCTTTTGCCATCAGGGTTTACTTTTTATGCTGGCCGATGAGGGTAGGTCTGCGTTGGAGGCGTAACCGGGGCCGGGCGGAAAGCGCCAGACTCAAATGCCTGGAAACCCTTTGTTGCTATATCGGTTACTGCCCCGTAGTAGCCGCCGCGCCGGGCATTAACAGCGGCTTGTCGATAGATGTCTCGTTGGTAACGTGCCGCGCCTTCTACAACATTGACATTTTCAAGGGCAGAAATAGCATTGCCCGTCATATAAAAATAATCGTCTACCCCTTCAGCAAAACTGTAGTCAATCAATGCGCCGGTAGATCCAGATAACGGATTGAGACTACCCGCTGCTGCTCTGGCTTTTGTTGCGGCAATGGCGGCTCTCATTCGACGCAGCGATTCTGTACCGGACTCACGCCATGCCGTCGCCTCTTGACGCGCCTTTAGCTTATCGGTTTCCGATATAGCCATAGTCTGTTCGGCCTTCGCCTCGTACTCGAAAGCGCGCGATTCACCTTGGTGCACCTTGGCACCCGCACTCGAAAAGGCAGAAACGACCCCCAAGACACCCCCCGCAACCTGTACGAAAGGAGCGGCCGTTTTAATGAAAGCGCCAACGGCTGTTATAAATTCCATCTTATTGCCCCACAGATAATTTATAATCGAGCGCCAGCAAATGTAGATCGAGCGGCACTGTCTGGCTCACGGTTATGGCGCCCTCCGAAACAAACCCCAGGAGTGGCCCGACCTTTTTGATGCCGGTGAAAGCAGAAACTGGAATATCCAGCACATCTTCACCAAATTGACGGAAGGAAACATCCTGGCCGTTTATACTCATTGCCTGGCTATTATAGACTTCAGCGTTGACTTCCAGGACGCGCTTCTTGAACCCCTTGATATTGCCCGATGTCAGGCGCGGCTCAACCGGCATGGTTTTCAACGTCATAATAAACGACAAGCCAATCTCGTAATCTGTCGCCGACGCTCGATCAAACGTCACACTGCCACTCGAAACCGTCTTATCGTTCTGCACTGCGCCATCGACAATGACATCGAGAACCTCCGCTTCAAGATGCGCGGCCGCGCCAGTCGCGCTGACACTGGCAGAATACACCGCACTATCAGTGTGCAGCGTAGTGTCGAACATCTCAACGTAATAAACGACCACGCTGTTCACCGTGCGCTTAACGATTACATATGTCTCATCGACATCAACACCGATAGCCTCAAAATCACCATCAGTCGTGAAGAGGCTTGGAGCCACAACCTGCTGCGCTCGTAACAAAGCGAACACTGCCATCGAACCATCATCACCATTCACGATAAAAAGCCGGTCGGCTTCCTCGGTCGATGTCGCCCGGCGTATCGCCATGTCAATCGGCGCACGGAGCAGATGCCCGGAGAGCAGGCTTATGTTGGCAGTGGTGTATGCGGCTTCCAGGTCGGTAAACAGCATTTCATTTAGCTGCTTGCCCTGACGTTGAATGAACAATGTGCCAGAATCAAGTCCAGCCACCGGGACGCCGGGTTTGATCCCGTTTCGCGTTGCAACTTTCACTGTCAGGTTCGAAGGTGTTATCGGCTCACCAATAGTTTGCGGCACATAAAATTCGCCACCTGTCGTGAAGATCTGAAGATCGCGGCCGCTGAAGATGTCAACGATGGAATTTAATGACGCCGTGGTGATGGTGCCGCCGATAGATCTATCATCGAGCGCATCGCCCAGATCAAAATCGAAAAACTGATTTACAACAGAACCCCAGAAAGTTGTTGGCAGGGACTTACTGCCGCCAAAGAATAGACGGCCTTCGTGAAATGTGGTGCTAATCGGATAGCCGCGGCTACCGCTCCAGGTGGCTTCATATCCAGCTTCAAGATTCCAATCGCCGGATGCAATAACTGTGGTGTCAAAAAACGACACCTCGGCAAACGCCTTGACTACAGTTGAGCTGACAAACTCGACAATCCTAACTCGGCCAAAGGTATTGAGGGCATTTATATATTGGTTAACATTGCCGGAAGCAAAGACACCGGCTGAAGCAGTAAGCGTGATGTTTCCGGTTGTCGCGCTTGGTGTAAGAGTTGCGGCTGGCGCCGATGTGGAAAGCGTAAAAGCATATTGCGGAGCATTGGCAAAACTAATTGCTGACGCTGTCCAGGTGCTGTGTGAGCCGCCACGCACAATCTTTAGAGGCGCCAGATCCTCATGGACGAAGATGATAGTGTCGGCCGATTGAGCGTATTTTAATTTCGAAAGCATCGCGCTGGTAATCGTACTGACCGCCAGGTAATCGTCGCCGGAACCATTGATGTTTGTCACCAACGCGCCATTACGGAATATGTAGATACGCTGGTTAGTGAGCGCAAACATATATGTGTCATCGACACTAAACTCAAAATTTATCAGCCTGACGCCATTTTGCGGAGCGGCAGCGGCTGGAAGCTGTGTCAGGAATTTCAATCCGCCTCGGCGCTTGGCGCCGCCCTGCGGCAGAATATGAACATTGGTGGCTGTTTCCAGAGCATTGTAATATTGCGCCAGGTCAATTCGAGCCCGAAGAAGCGGGTCCATCTCACCAGCAGAGAAGTTCGTCTGGATGCGGATAACCCGGCTCACGGCTTAAATCGCTCTGGCTGAGATCAGCGGGTAATCGATAAATGCCTGCGTCGGCCTGGATGCGCCGTCAATCTGCATCGCCTGTCGGAACATTCCCCCGCGGAAATTCTCACCGGGGTTGCCCGTCGCTAAAAACTGATAGTATTGCGCCTTGGTGATCTGGTCGGTAACGGGTTCCGCGAAATGCCAGGCAAGGTAATATTTCATAAGCTGTGCGAAATATGTCGGCATCACATCTTCGGACGGCCTGAACTGATAATCGATATAAACGGTGGAATAGTTTGTCAGCACGTTGGCTTCGTACACCTCCCAGCCGTGTGCCGTTGGACTGGTTCGCGTGCCACTAGATGTAAACAGTGCGCGAGGGCCGGAACCGAGAATGTCAGACGGCAATGGGTACTCATACAGCCATTCATTGGTCGGGGTATTTACCGACCGAGCCAACTGGGTTTTCTTGTGAGAAAAGGCCCACGGGTAGGATAGCAACAGCGTGTCTCGAATATCGTCGTAAAGCCGGTCGCAGATCTGCGCTGCGTCAGTGCCTTCAGAAAACGATGAAAGGGGCGCGGCCCCCAGCATTATTAAACTATCTGAACAAATCGACAGTTTGGTATCGCCGGTGGCCATGCGCGTCCCTTCAGAAATGTAGGCGCGGCGAGGGCCGAAGCCCCCGCTTTGCCGTTACCGTCTAGTCGGAGTCCGTTACGGCTATAACAACCGCATCGCCACAATCGACCACACCGGAAGCATTGGAAACGACAACATGCCATGAAGCTGTTGCGGTTCCACCGCTTGATCCCCAGGAGTAAATAATGTCGCCAACAGTCACTTCGTCGGAAACGCTATTAAAATACCCGGCTCCGTCAATCACGGTTTTTGCATCCGTGCTTGAATAACCCCACATGGCCGGTGCAGAACCTTTCTTGCTCTGGCCGCCGAGTGGAGTCCAACCTGCTCTTGCAAAAGCCATGATTATGTCTCCCTACAGGTTATTTCGACGATGCCGCCAGCAGTCGTATCTTCGACCGCTATCGCACCGGCAGAGAACATGGAAGCCACCAAGAAAGACGTTTTCTCAGCCACATAATCCACTCTGGTTTGGTTTTGCATGGAGATGCCAAGACCAAGCGCGTTCTTGTGAAAGGCGTAGGTAGTACGATCAGATGAGCCGTCGATGGTTAGTCCACCCTCATCCATGTTGCCTAGCACTATGATTTTAAAGCCTAAATAAGTATCAAGGCTTCCGTCCATTAACGCTCTAGCAGTCGTATAATCAACGCTAGTGGCTTGGGTTTCCCCTAGTAATGCAGCCAGTGAATTGGCATGGATCAGCAATGTCCGATTGTCCGCGGGGACGTTGTTGGCATTGAGCTTTTTTGCCGCCTCGCGAATTTTCGCCACATTTAAGTCCGTATTTGATCCGCCGATTGAGTTGGCTACCGTTGCCGGTGTTGCCGCGTCGAGGCC